AGCAAGAAACGCCTTGTAGAAGCGGTTCATGCGAGGGTCTTCGAGCAAGAGCGCATACACATCCGAGGAAACTGCGGCATAACGCTCACCGTGGATACCGCGAGAAACCAACGCTTTGCGAAGGTCAACCATCGTGGTGTAGTCAGGCGTTGCCTGAACAGTTTCGTTTGTGAAGTTTGCGGTTGTCCACAAAGCAGCAACTGCGTCCACCATGTAGTTTGCCATTGCACGAGCAATAGGTTCAGCCTGTTCACGGATCAAATTACGATTCGTGGAATTAAGCTGCGCAGCGGTGAACGTAGCTCCAACTTTCTTGTCGTAAGAAAGCGTCACAGGAACGTCCGTGGTGGTAACGTCAGGAATAGAATCCGTATCGTTAACAACGGTAGGAATGCTTTTCAAACGAGTAATAACCGTTTGATTTTGCAACGCGCCCATCGGATCGAGGTCGAGCGTGATGCTGCGAAGCTCGGGACGGATGCTATAGACAAGGCTGAGGGCTTCCTGAAGGATCAGCGCACTATTTAATGTTCCTAACTGGTTGGACATAAGAGTATTTTTTTAGTTTTTAGAGGTGAGATATTCGGAGCGGATTTGTCCGCGTTTGACAGGGTCGGTAACGCCTTCAAGCCGTTCGGCAAGCGTCTTTTTAGTTAGTGGCGAAGCTTCTTCGGCAACTAGAGCGACAGGTTCAACGCCAAGGGCTGCAACAATTTCCACCGCTTTGGCGTTGGCGTTGGCTTCGTTAGCTTTGAAAGTTTCAATTTGTGCCTTGAGCGCATTGATTTCAGTCAAAGCAATTTCCGCAGAGAGCGCGGATGCTGCAAGATTGCGATTGGCCTCGGCCAATGCCTCAATCGTTACGTTGTGCTCTGCGGTCAGCGCGTCCAGTGCGCTCGCATCAACGCGAGCGAGCGCGAGCGCGTCAAGCGCGTCTGCTAATGTAGCGGGAAGGTCCATACCAATGCGCCCCGCGTAAAGCAAAAGGCCCGCTGCCATGACGACAACGGGCCCAAAATCACGAAACAATAATTTCCTAACTCACCACAGCAACGAGCTTCGCATAAGCTTCTGCCTCAGTCAATGTCGAATCGTCGATCAAATTGTACGCCGACGCTCTGCTCGCAAGGTAAAGTTCTCCCTGCATCGCTTCATTGGGCACTTTGCGATACTTCAAAATGTTGCTCTTAAACAGCGCGTAGGAATCGTCAACAAGCCTTTGTAGGCTAGCGCGTTGCTCTGTGGTCAGAGATGGCCCCATGCCTGCGCCTTTTAGCGGCCCGCTCACTACCGGATCCCAGCGGAGCCCCTCGGCCTGCCATTGAGCAGAGCAATCAATCCACCCAATGATAACCCCAACACTGCCAACCATTGCCGATTGCGACGCATAAATTTTTGTGCAGGAGCTTGCCAGAAAATACCCGGCGCTCGCAATGGTCTGATCTGTCCAGGCGTAAACTGGCATTCGACGAGCCAGCGCTGCGATCATGTCAGCGCACTCCGCGAGCCCCTCACACGAGCCGCCCGGTGTGTCGAATTCGATCCAAACGCCCTTGCATCCGGCAGCGTCTGCGGCTTCAAGGTCTTCTTCGAGCCATTCGTAATCGTAGCCTCCACAGATGGCTTCCAGTTTGCTGATGCCTTTGGCCATAACTCCATCGATACAGATGTGCGCAATCCCGTTGCCGTCAATCGTCATTGGCTCGCGAGTATTCACAAATGGCTCAATCTCTGGTCCTTCGCCATACTCGGCCCGCATCAATTTGTTTTTGAGCAACTGCGCAACCGCACGCTGCCCGCCCTCCTCAAGAGCCCACGGACGAAGATTTATTTTTGAAAGCACACGAGCTAGTTTCATATCGGGGTCGGTTCGGCAGGGTTGCCGTTAGGGGTAAGAGTGATAAACGCATCAAGCGGAAGTCCGCTGCGATCCATGCGTTCGCGCATTGCTAAGGCTTCTTTTTCGCGAAGATCGAGATGTTGCTCTAGCGTGTGCCCGCCCTCGCCGACGATGTCGGTCATGGTGCGCAGTCCTGCTCGGTAGGCGTCAATCGCCGAGCGATTTGCGTAGCCTTGGTCAACAGTCAAAATTGCCGGAACGGTAAACGTCCATTTGAGAAACCCGCCCGCGTCCGCGCCTTTGTACTGCGGCAGCTGCCCGAGCTTGATCGCTTTGCTGACTGCGTAGCCAATGCGACGGCGGCAGGCGGTTTTAAGCAGGTGTTGGGTGCGCTGAATCTTGCGGTTGACCTGCTCAACAACCATGCGCGTATCTGCGCCGCCGACGCCCGGTTTCCAGAAAAACTCTGGGGGGAACCCACCCGCAAGCATTGCGTTGCGTAGCAGCCGCTCAACAAGTCGGTCTGTTGCTTCGGTCGGAATTTCGTTTTTAAGCTGTTCGATTTTCTCGCCAGCGCCAGCGCGGAAATACTGAATCGACCCGCCCATTCGTTCCTCAACTCGCAAGCCGGATTGCCCGGGAGGCGGGACATCTTGCAATGCGTAAGCCGGATCGGTTGGGTCAGCCATCCCCATTTCGTTATGAATGATGAGCCCGAGCGTTGAGGCTAACTCTGCGGCCTGACGAATGTTGTTGCCTATGTTCAGCGTGGTGCGCAGGTCGCGGATTGCCGCCGTGAAGCTTGGAAATCCTCGGCTCTGATCCGGCGCAACAGACTCCATTGTGAGCTGCATGTTCTGCGCGGAAATGTCGCGGTCTTGCTCTTCCAGCGGCCCCAAAAGCCGATAAGCCACGGGTCGGCCTTCGCGATTTTTAATGACGCCATTCCACTGCGGAAGCCCGCTGTATGGCCCAGCTTTGACAACGTCCGTACCTTCGCGACTTGCGATTTGATGCCATGCGACTTGCTGTAACTGCGGATACCCAGACTTTGCTTCGGTAAAAATTGTTCCGCAGTCGCCGTCGCGGGTGAGCATAATCACTTCGCGCACGAGCCCATGAGCCCACGTTGAACCGTCTGAGTAGGCAACCTGGCACCAATCGTGCAGCCATGCCTCAGCAAGTGCGCCCCATTCTTTGTCTTCGCCTTGAAAGACTGGCTTAAATGACGAGCCGACAACATATTGCGCGAAAGCGTTGACGCAATGCGTAATCGCTCCGTAGTTGTAGTAGAGCCGATTGGATGCCGACACCAAAACGCGATACTCGGAGAGCGTCACCTCCTTATCAAGAGGCCGCTGATGCGTTGGCCAATACGGACGCTCTGCCCACCAGCCGCCCTCAATCAGGCGCATATTCTGATAGCGGTTGTACTCAGCTTTTGGCTTAAGTAACCCGCCAGTCAGAACCGTTTTGATTTTTTCGAGTAAGCCCATGATTACATAAATCTGACGGTCGTCCGCGTCGTAGGCCGGCACCATCCGGCCTCTTTATGATCGATTGCAAGCTGCGCAAACTGAGCAACCTCCAAAGGTGACAAAGCCGTTGCCGCAAAAAAAGAAAATGCACTGCCGTTGACTGAAGAGGAAATCATCATGCCTTGACCTTGCGCCACTAGGTCAAATTTTCCATCTCGCAATGCATAAAGCTCGTCTGTCGAGCGCGACAAAAAAATGGAGATGATGAGACGAGCGGCCCGCATACAAATGCGCTGCGCGTAAAGCAAAAGGGGCGCGGGCCAATGACCTCCCGCGCCCCCAAACAAAAACAACCCAGCCCAGAGACTACTCGGTTGCCTGCGGTTCGTCAACAACATCCTCGCTGAGGTCGGGCAGAGCGCCAAGCATCATTGCGACGACAACCTGCATCGCCTCGCAATCCCACAAGTGATTCGGTCGGTGTGTCTTCGTCCACCGTTTGCGTGTCCGTTTGGTGATTTTATCCACCACGTCGCGCTTCCGCTCGCTGTTAAGGTGCAACAGATACTCGCGAGGCACGTCGTGTGGAAATTCCCACGTAGGCGAGCCTATGGTGCGCAGCCGAGCCAGGACATCTTTGACCGGGTCGGATGCCCAATGAAAAAATAGCACCATCGCCGCCCGCCCCGTCTGTTTAGATTTCGTCGTCGGCGCTGGCACATAGTCCGGCTTGGAAAACAGCCGTCTCACCGTCCGGCCCTGTTTGTTTTTCGAGCTGAACCAATCTTCCCCGCGCCCTATAAGCGCCGTCCAACCGTACTGTGCGCAACGGTCGTACACGACGCCGTGGAACGAATTGCCCGCATCCATGCACGTTTTTTTGTCCGCGACTTTATAGCGCGTTTGTATCTCGCGCAGTTTATCTAACGTAAGGACTCGCCCGCAATAAAGCAGCCGCGATGTCCCAGAATTTGTCCACGCTCGGATTACCGCCCAGTAGTGATCCTGCTGAACGTCAATCGTCATCAAACGAATCATTTCGTCTGCAATCTGCCGCCCGTCTTCCATGTCGGCAGCGTTGTAGTCTGCCGCCTCCATTTCCACCGCTGGCAACTCAAGTTCCTTCGGCCAAGGCTGCGCCAGCTTCTTCATCTTAAAATCCTTGAGCGGTTCCAAAAGCCCAAGGTGCTTGGCGTCGTTGGCCCGTACCCAACTGATGACAAGATCGCTCCACTTGATCCACCAAACGCACTGCGCGGGGAGCCAATAGCTAACGTGTCCTTCCATTGCATCGCCATCCTCAGCAACCCAACGCGAGCGGTCAGCTAGTGCGCGGCGTGCCTGCGTGGTGTCTGGTGTCGAGTGCTCACAGTGCGGACAGACGTGCCGGACGGACGCTGACAACGCGCCCCATTGCCACTCGCCGTGTTCGTTTTTGACCTCGTCGTATTTGTAGTTAGTCCAGTCCGGCTTAACCAACTGCCCGCACGCTGCGCAGTCGAACGCCCAATAGTGCCGTTTTCCCGCACCCCATTCGTCGTCCAGCTGGTGTGGTTCTTCATGTGCTTGGCTGACGATTACCGTCTTGCGGTCAAAGCGGTCGTGGTGCCGCGCTTTGAACTGGCCGATGAGTGAAGAATACGTCCACGCCTCGTCCAAAAACAGGTGCTTTACGCTCTTTTCCTGAGCGTTTGACACGTTAGCGCCGCCCGCCATCAGCGCCATGTGCGGGAAAATGATGGCGTCTTTGCGTACCTTGAATCGATTGCTCGGCATCAGCGCGGACACTGGCCCGCATCCGTGCAGAACTGGAAGCAGTCGCTGCTCCATCCAGTCCACAGCGGTCTGGTCGGTCTGCGTGATGAACAACGACGGCCCCGGATCGTGCGCGACAATCAGCGTTGATAGCGCCTCAAGCAGCGTTGACTTGCCCGCGCCCGTACAGGCCCGCACGTAGATTTGCCGAGTGCGCGGATTGGAGAACTCAGCGATGACGTCATTCCACCACGGGCCTTGTTGCCGAGTGAAGCGCGTGCTGCGTGCCGAGTGTGGAAACTGAACGTGTTCCTCTAGCCAGTCGAGCGGGTTGCCGAGGTATGGAAGGTGGATGCCCTTATTAAACCCCGCTACGATGGTTGCTCTTGCAGCCGCCGAACTGTCGCTTGCAATAATTGTGTCCATCGTGCCGTTAACCTTTCGCCGATTGTTATTTCATCTAGCCCCGCGAGCTGCCCGCGTAGGTCGCTAATCATTGCCTGCCCCTCGGAACAGAGAACAGACGCGATGGTCTGATTTGCCTCAGCCGCCGCCGTGACCGATATAAGCTCTCGCCGAATCCGTTGCACTTCCATGTCCAGCCGCTCGCATTCAAGTAGCGTTTTACGCAGCTTGGCGTCAGTCAAGTTTTCGGGCGACTTGGTTTGCAATTGAGCGGCCCGCCATGCGTCGATTTCCTCGATGCTCGAAAGCGGACATCCAGCTTTGCCCCACTTGATGATTGCAACGTGCGACACACCGTAATGCGCCGCAAGTTCCCGAGTAGTCTTTGGGGGCTCCTGGCCGCGCTGATAAGCAGCAAGCTGATCTTGCTCACGCTTGGTTATGGTGTCGCCACGGTTTAACTTTGCGAGAATATTTGCAACCTGCTTTTTAGCAGCTTTTTCGATCAAGTTCATTTTCCAACCATCTTGCGTAGTGCCGCATTACCGGTCGCCCGTTGCTGCGCCCGTGTGGTTTTAATTTTTGCAAACCGTTCAGCTTCGGCTTTGTACGGATAACATTTTTTCATCCCGTCCAGCGCGTAGAAAACTATTGAAGCTCGATACCCGCCCTTTGAAACCTTAGATAAAGGCATCACCCCGTGCATCCATTTTTGCCCGTCAAAAATTCCAAGGGCGCCGTCGCTCTGCTCAAACGCGATTCCGAGTTCTGGAAAGACGAGGTAGCCACCAATCACGCCTTCTTTGAGGATGAGAACATTCGAAAAAATGTTTTTAAAGTTTCCTGTGTCGCGGTGATGCTTGATCGCATGGTTGATGTTAAAGTTGCACGTCGTGAACGGTGAATCGTTTGGAAGCCAGTCGGCGTTGATATTTTCGGCAATCACGCGCCGGTTGAACTCATACGCATCGGGCAGGTGCGCCTTGTAGGTTTCGGCGACGTGGTTTGCAAAGGCGAACGAATCAAGGAAGTTTTTTCGCTCCTCCTGAGTCTGCTTTGAGAACCGGCATTTATCGTTTCGCAACGGGTTCCTTGGGAGGCTTCCAAAGACGCTTGACTGAGTCGGCAACCCCCTAGTCCTTGATGTCTTTGCGAACTTGGTTGTCCTTGCGATTTGCCGCATGCCCTTTAACAAGTGCTTCGGCGTGTTGGCGTAAACAGCAATCGGCTCCCCCCTAAAGCTGATAGTGCAATCTTCCGTGATGAGGGTGTGAAACTGCCTCGCCTCAGGGATGGTTCTCACAAGGTGCTCACAATCAACTTTTTCAGTTATTTCGATTTGCCTCATAAAAATCAATCAGCATGACGAGAAGAGGGCTGTATGAACTGAACCCGTGCTGTTTCATAATCCTATCGAGCCTGTTTACAGTTGAGATGAACTCATCCGATTCATACGAAATCGATATCACTTTAGTCTCAGACTCAAGGTATTTGTCAAGCTTCTCCAAAGGGTTCTTGCCATTTTCTGTGTTTGCCGTTGAGTCTATTTGATTTAAAAGGTTCTCGACTTCGGTGGAATCAAACCCGGTGAGGTTGATATCAAAATCGGTTTCAGTGAGTTGCTCAAACTCCACTTTGAGCATCTCCTCATCCCACCCGCCGCCCAGCTCGGCGAGACGGTTATCTGCGAGGATGTAGGCGCGGCGCTGCGCGTCGGTAAGGTGCTTGAGGCGAAGGCAAGGCACCTCAGCCAGCCCTAGCTTACGAGCCGCTAGCACTCGCCCGTGCCCTGCAATGATTCCGTTGTCAGCGTCCACTAGCACCGGGGCGTTAAATCCAAACTCTCGGATGCTTGCCGCAATCTGCGCCACCTGCTCGTCGGAATGTTTGCGAGCGTTGCGAGCGTAGGGAATCAGCGCACCAACTGCGACTTGTTCTAACTGTTGTTTTTTGCTCATGTTTTGGTAACTAGGATTTTAGGATTTTCGCACAAAAATACAGCACACGTGTGAACCAACACCCCGAAGAAGGGTCGCCATAGAAGTCTACTTAGTGGGGGGTGATTATAGCCCTAGATGCGCCTTTGCTCTCGCGCAGAGCTGCTGCATTCCAGCCCGACTCATGCCAACCGCCTCGGCGCTCTCGGCCATTGAGCGGTGCTGCGTCGAGGCACCGTGCCCAAGTGCCCAGGCTAACGCTAACGGCCTTGCTAGCGGGTTAGCCTTGGCGTTGCCGTCGAGCACCCAGTCGAGTAAGCGCGGCACGATAACGCTGACAGCGTGCGCCCGCTCACGCTGACTGTACGCCTCGCAAACGATAGCAGCCTGCTGCACGTTGGTCGGCGATAGGCCTGCCTCTTCAAGCATCTGCTCAAGCCCGAATGGTTCGGGTTCGTCAAAATGTGCGTTCGTGTGTGTCTCGTACATGAGTAGTTAAAGTTGACAGCGGGCGAGCCAGCCAACAAGGCCAGCAACAGAATGCCCATTCCGTGCGCACGTGCGCCGCCCGCTATCTCGACTTACATCTGGCACGTTGCCACCTAGCCTGAGGTTGCGTCAACACATTTTGCAAGTCTGCGGCGTAAGTCCTTAACGTCAGCGAGTGCCCGGTCTCGTTCTAAGGTTCGCCATGCTAACTCGATGCGCAGCTTCTGCTCAATGGTCAGCGGTTCGTCGTCTTCTTCTGTTTCTGGTTCGTTGTTCATTTATATTTTTGTGATGCTGCGATTAATGCGTCTGCCTGTTCGATCCACCACGCATCATCTATGGAGTCAAAATCGCAATCAGGATTAGCAAACCACCCTGCCTTTAGTCTGCCGCAATTTCCAGACGTCTGTGTATTGTTTGTAAATCATGATTTCGCCCACGAGCTTCACCGAGTGCTTGGTCTAACTCCTCCAGCCTATCAGCCGCCTCGCGCAGGCACGTTGCCGGAATGTCATCCGGCGATTGGATATCATTAACTAGGATCCGCAGAGCTGCGGTGATTATTTCTGTTTTTGATTTCATAAATTCCCTTCCGCTATCTCCAGCAACTGCGCGTGCAGATGCTCAATGCTGCCGTCGTTTACAATGCTTTGGTCGCTGCGAATCGCCAGTTGTCCAGCCTCTGACTCGTGGTCACTGATCTGCAACCCCGGACGCACAACTCGGACAATGATCCCGCCTGACTCGCGGATAAAATCAGCCTCGTTTTGAAACCTGACATCGGTAAAAACGCACGGCCTCCCACGCATTGCCGCTCTGGCGTGAGTAATCCAGTGCTCCGGCTCATACGCCCGCATGGCCATGCCCAGAGCGCAGAGCAGTCGCCGCCCTCTGTCGTCCTTGCGTCCGTCCCATCCAAGGTATATTGCCCGGCCTTTGAGGGCGTCAGCAAATGCTACTCGCTTCCAGCCTCGGTCCATTAACACCAAAGCTGCCGTATCTTTGCCCGAGCCCGCAAGCCCGATTAGTCCTATGTGTTGTTTCATTTTGTTGTTTGTGTTCTACCGAAAAATTTCGCCCACGTTGCCCGATTTCGCATTATCTGCCGTACCGTTACAGGCGGCCACCCGTAAACCTGCGCAACGTAGCATACCTGTTCCTCCGTGACGGCCCACGCCAGCGCCTCATCGTCGCCAACGAGTAGCAATCGCTCGGCGAGTTGTCCAGGCTCCCACCCCATTTGCCAGTCTGTCATTCGCGTTCTTCCAGCCCCGTTAGGTCTGCCGGCTCGCTAATCTCGATGCCGCAAAGTTCGCCGATCGCAGCTAGCCTCAACGCTTCTCGCATTGACTCGAGTTTGTCGTTCCGGATTGCCAGCCGCAAGTTGAGATTGTCGAGCACTGCAATTTGCCGCTCGTACGCCTGACATTGCAGGCAGTCGTGTGTTTTTGTAGTCATGTTTCCTCAGTGTTTCCTCAATGTTTCCTCAAGTTTCCTCTGTGTTTCCTCTGTTTCCTCAATTCTTCTTATAGAGTATATAGTATTATATTAACGCGCGAGACGAGCCCGCGTGTGGCGTGGACGCTATAGGAAATTCGAAGAAACAGAGGAAACTGAGGAAACAAGGAAACGCCAACGCTTTTCCGTTCCGTTGCTGGACCGTGCTTCAAACCGCGCCCAACCCAGTTGCCGCAGGATTGAGCCCACCCTAGCAGCGAGCATTTTGGTCTGGTCTTTAACGTCTACTTGCAACGGTTCACCTAGCAATTGTCGCGCGGTGTAAGTTCGGTTTGTTTCAAGGTATCGCGCCAACACTTCTTCCCACGGGTCGTCAGGACGTCGTTCTGTGGCGACGATTGCCGCTTCCGCTACAGGAACACTCCACCACGTTTCACCCGCCTTAAATCGGCTCACAGCCTCAGCAAATAGCTGTTCTCGGTTATCCCGGAGCCATTGCAAGTTTAAAAACCCGCATCGCACTGCCCAAAACCGTCGAGCGCCCGTGTCATCGGCCTGCCAGTCGTCCCGGTTAGTCGTGCCAGCAAATACCGACTGGCGCGGGTGATCCTCGGTTGCGCGACCATATGGCAAGCGGATGCGGTCGATACGGGTGGACATGATGCCCTTAAGCCGGTCGACGTCCTGCCGTCGAAATGAGTGCATTTCGGCCACCTCGATAAGCCATTTGCCTTTTAGCGAAAGCACAAAATCTTTGCTTCCAAAATCCTCGTGACACTCACCGAACCATTCACCGCCGAGAATTGCCAGTGCCGACGATTTTCCTAGCCCCTGCGAGCCCTCGAAGACTGGCATGGTGTCCACCTTGCAGCCGGGTTGTAGCGCCCGAGCAACAAGCGATAAAAGCCAACACTCGCCCACGCGGATGTGATACGCATCGGGCACCGTTCCAAATCCCGTCGGCATGAGGTCAGCCAGACGCGGCACGCCGTCCCAGATTAGCGCGTTAAGCCAATCGGCTAGCACGTTGCGCTTGTCCCCGTCAGCGACCGTCAGTACAGCCTCGTAAACAAGCGCCGAGCTTGCGGCCGCGATGCCAAACCGAGTCTGAATCCAGCGCGCTGCCGCTCGTGTGCATTCGTCTGACCATTCGCGCGGCCGATCGCTGAATGCCGTCGTCAGCGTGCGTTCGAGGAACGTATCGTGCCATATTTTACCACGCCACGGGTCGAGTGATTCAAAGAGTTTTGCAAAATTAGCCAGACACGACGCCGTATTTCCGCGCGAGTCACGCACCAGCCCGTTATTATCCTGCGGCGTCACGGCGAACTCTTCCCGCACCTCAACGCGCTGCATAGCGTCGCCCTGAGGCGTCTGCGCGGCCTGCGTAGTCGTCACCGTGCGCGCGATTAATATGGGTTCCTGCACACCGTACGGCTTGGCGTTGGCGAGAAATTCCACAACCTCGTCGCGGCCCCAGCCCTCGGCGATAGCATCGGCCACGTCCCAAC